CCTATTGGTTAATCCAGAATTGCGAGCTTCTTCTGCTAGGGCTATAAATAATTCTCGTCTAAATGAGGGGTATGTTTCTGATATAAAATCAGCAGCGGCTTGTGAAGTTTCATCTTTTCTTATTGTTCTCAGTGGTTGCAAGAGATGGGTTTCTAAATCAGAATTATATGTCACCAAAGCTGCGTCAAGAGCTTCTTGTGTTACATCCTGCACATATAAGCTTCCATCGTCGTACCAATAATTTTCCATTTCTAAGCTGCCACCGGCAAGCCCGACTATTGTAGGAATGTTATGATTTGTTGAAATTTCTATGCTAGCCATTATTTAACCTCCTGTACCCAAAGTGTGCCTCTAAAAGTTCCCCCAGTAGCGGAGCCTGTATTCTCAGAAGAACCGCTAAGATGTGAGGAGTAAAGCTTTATGGTATCATTAACAGCCAAATCGAGAAGCACAGAAGTGAGCATCTGTGGGTTACCGTCAGACGTAGAGCTTCCCCTTGACGCAGCATAGTATATTGTGGTTGTTGCTGAAGCATCATAGTGACCAATATAGACTCTCGCCATTTTTGCGTTAGTCATCCCAGTCATAGTTAACCCTCCTCCACAAAGATACTTTCCCGGCCTCGTTATTTTTATCTGGTTGTTTCCCGCATCGCCATCAGCACCCTGTTCAAAAGAGACGCTATCCATAGTTATGGCTGTAGATGTGTTGTTAGCTATCGACTGGGCAGATGTCTGTAAAAGCAAAGCGTTATGAGGCTGAACTTTTTCAGCTATAATCCACCATTGATAATTGCTAGCAGTGCCGTCTCCCTCTCCACATACAATTGTAATCGTGTCGTGTTGTACATATAAAACATATTTTTGATCAAATTCATCAATATCGTCTGCCCCATATCCACTAGCAATAGAGCCAATAATATCAACGGCATTAGTGCTGCTATCTATTTTCTTTATTGTCAATATCCTGCCCACTATTCCCACGGCAGCATCAGGCAATGTTATAGCTATTGCATTGGAGGTGCCGTCAGCAAGAATGATGCTGTCTGTTCCGGTAGCATCCACCGTGTAGGTGGTGGCAGTAACTGTATCAGTGTTTTTTACTAAACCCCCGTTGAGGGTTAGTATACCTCCATCAAAGGTTAGATTTGCTTCGCCGTTTAAACTGTCTGAGTCCGAGAAGGTCGCAATTCTATCACTCGCTCCGTTAGCAGCATCGAGACCACCACCGCTATCTTCAAACGCGGGTGGTGAACCTACTCCTGTACTTGTTAAAACTTGTCCATCTGTGCCCGGGCCAACTGCTACAGGGTCACCGTCAGCATCAAAAGTAATAATTTGTCCATCAGTTCCACCTGCCAACTTAGCCAGAGTAATTGCATCGTCAGCAATGTAGGTAGTGGCAATCGCAGTTCCCTGCCATGTGCCTGTGCCAATAGTTCCTACGGTAACAATACTGGAGTTACCCGCCGCTGGTGCTGCTGCGATATCTGAGAGAACTTCTGAAGCGGTGCGACCTTCTACTTCTGTTCCATCTATTCTAAGAAAATCATTGTCTGCAACCACATCGTTGGCTGTTAGGAAATTTCCATCGCTAATACCTATAGCTAGAGCTTTTACTGTTGCAAGGTTTGTAACCTCTGAGTCCATTAATGCACCGGCTGCGGTTACATTGGTGGCATCAGTCACATCTGCACTTGTCTCTATACCATCTAGTTTGGTTTGGTCTGCTGTTAGAAAAGTGCCAGTAGTTAATTTTAAGGCTGCAAGACCAGCACATTCACTATCCATCAATGCACCTGCTGCGGTTACATTGGTAGCGTCTGTTACATCAGCACTAGCTTCTATACCGTCTAGTTTGCTTTCATCTGCTGATAGGAAAGTACCTGTAGTCGCTTTGACTGCTACAATTCCAGCTAATTCGCTGTCCATTAATGCACCAGCAGCAGTTACGTTGGTGGCATCAGTTACATCTGCTCCTGCTTCTACATTTAATGCAGTTAGGACTTCAGCTACGGTCAAACCTTCTACTTCTGTTCCATTGATTCTAAGAAAATCATCGTCTGCTACTACGTCATTGGCTGTTAAAACATTTCCATCTGAAATACCTTTAGCTAAGGCTTTTACAAATGCGAGATTTGTTACTTCTGAATCCATCAACGCACCCGCTGCGGCTACATTGGTGGCATCAGTTACATCCGCACTTGCCTCTATAGCGTTTAGCTTTGATAAGAGAGCCGCTGTGAACGGGTCTTCAGTAGCTTTTACAGCAGCTATGTCAGTTAGCTCACTGTCCATCAACGCACCCGCTGCGGCTACATTGGTGGCATCAGTTACATCAGCACTAGCTTCTATACCATCTAGTTTAGTTGCTTGGTCATCACTCATTACTCCCCAAGCTGATATTGTAGCAGCTGGAAGAGCGACATTGGTGCCATCACTAGACTCTACAGTTAGGGAAGTCCCATTAGCTGTAGCAGAAAGATTTGTAGATACGTTTGTTGCTTTAGCTGTGTTAGCTGTAACAGCCGCTTCTAAGTCAGATATACTCGGAATTGCAACTGTACCTGTAAACGTTGGGCTTGCTATAGTTGACTTGAGTGCTAATGCGGTTGTTATTGTACTTGCATAACTTGCATCATCGTTTATTGCTGCTGCCAATTCATTTAGGGTGTCTAATGCTCCCGGAGCACCACCAACCAATGCATCTATAGCTGCTTGTACACCTGCTGGTGTAACGGCCCTAGTTGCGTCAGTTCCTGTAGTTGTTTCTCCGGTTGTAGCTAACTCGACACCACCAACCACTGTAAGAGAGGCACTTGGTAGAGTGTAATTGTTAGCACTAGCATCAATACCATCTAGCTTACTGTTGTCCGCTGAAGTAAAGTTGATTTGAGTTAATCCACCATCGCCTACCGAATAAGTTGTATCAGTATAATTAGTTGCATGTATTGTGCCAGCACTGGACGCAGCCCAATCAACGTGCTCGGCGGTTACAAAATTAGTTAATGCGTCGTGGTCTGCAAGATTTACAATACTAGCCAAGTCTGCTTTTTTAACGGTGTTGCTATCATCTGCATCAGAAATCAATAGTTCATCAGCGACAGCAGGACTGGCTAAATCCGCAGTTCCGTTGATGTCTACAGCAAAGCTTCTGTTAGCAGCTATCGTTCCACCACCAGTTAGTCCGTCTCCAGCAGTAAGTGTTACAGAGGTATGATCAACATGCTCGTTCGCTACAAAATTGCTGGCAGCATCATGATCAACAACGAAGTCCATGTTATTGTTGGTGTCATCATAGGTAATAGATATACCTGTTTTAGTCCCTCCTGCGACTGTAATTAAACCCCCAGCGATATCTTGAACCGCTTCCGTGGTAAGGGTCGCCGTGATGAACCCTGAAGAGGAATTGTCATAGTTAGAAAGATCATTGTCAACCACGAAGTCGATATCGCCAGTGGAGTCTTGATAAGTAACGGCGATAAGGGTCTCAGTTCCCCCAAGCATCCCGCCAACATAATCTTCGACCTGCTCCTGCGATAGCTGTGTATTAGTATCGGTATAATTGCCTGCGTGTATAGTGCCAACGTTAGCAGTCCAGTCAAGATGCTCGGCGGCTACAAATCCGCTAAGATTATCATGTACAATTTCGCTGTCTACACTATTTACAGTTACCGTGTTCGTAGCCGAGGTTACAAACTCGGCACCAGTACCATCCGAAAACGTGATTGTTTCACCGTCGTCTACTGTTTGCGACGTGGAACCATCGGTGATGATGAAGCTAGACATGCTGCCGCCACCGGCGGCTGCAACCCAAGTGAAACCAGTCGTAGCAAGGTCATAGGATAAGAGGAAGTTGTCAGAGGGAGTATTCGTTACATTTAAATGGGGTTCATCAATTGACCCATCTGTATAGTGTTCTGAGTTTATTGCGTTGTCTGCTATCTTTGTGCCATCAACAGAGTCTGCTGCCAGATGAATTAGGTCAATACTTCCGTCTACATAATGAACACTATCAATACCATCTTCTAAAAGAGTTTTTATTTCTGAATCACTCTGGTCTGCCGTAGCACTTGCCTCTATAGCATCTAATTTAGTTCCATCTGTAGCTACGTCTCTACCATCAAATGTAGAGTTAGTTGTAATTGCCCCAACCATTGCTCCGCCAGCTTTGGGTAAAGCTGCGTTTGCTGTTGTAGTAGTTGAAGTTAACACAGCGTCTCTTGTAGCTATATCTACTCCGTCAAATGTACTATTAGTAGTAATAGCACCTGTCATTGCACCGCCTGTTTTTGGCAAAGCCGCATTAGCAGTAGTTGTTGTGGTTGTTAAGATTGCATCTCTGACAGCTATGTCTACCCCATCAAAAGTACTATTAGTTGTGACTGCTCCAGAAAATGCACCACCAGCTAAAGGCATCTTGGTAGCAATCAAGTTGGTTACAGTTGTTGAGAAACTAGCATCATCGCCTAGGGCAGCAGCTAGTTCATTCAAAGTGTTAAGTGCTCCGGGAGCCGAGTCTACTACCGCAGCAGCAGCAGCATCTGCATAAGCAGTCGTTGCTATTCTAGTTGAGTTATTAGCTGCTGATTGAGTTGTAGTTGTAGGATTACCCCCAAGAGCAATGTCCGTACCAGCTTCAATAGCAGTTTTTATTTCTCCATTAGTTTGATCGGCAGTAGCACTTGCTTCTATACCATCTAACTTAGTGTGGTCAGCACTAGTAAAATCATTAGTTGTTAAACCACCATCGCCTACCGAATAAGTTGTATTAGTATCAACCCAAGGTACATTGACAACCCCCTGTCCATCAGAATTTAATTGTAAACCATAAGTTCTCGCTGCTGTGGCACTTACGGCAGTAGCGGCAACAGATTGGTCAGTATTGCTGAATAATTCTATTCCACCCTTTGTAGTTGCGTTTGCTTCTGGTAGAGTATAAACTGTATCTGTATAGTTGCCTGCGTGTATCGTGCCAACACTATTAGTCCAATCAAGATGTTCATTTGCAACAAACCCACTAAGATTATCATGAACGATTTCGCTATCTACACTATTTACAGTTACGGTGTTCGTGGCCGAAGTTACAAACTCGGCACCAGTGCCGTCCGTAAACGTGATTGTTTCGCCGTCATCAACTGTTTGTGGTGTGGAGCCATCAGTGATAATGAAGTTAGACATACTGCCCCCACCAGCGGCTGCGACCCAAGTGAAACCAGTCGAGGCGTGATCATAGGATAAGAGGTAGTTATCAGTGGGGGTGTTCGTTACCTTTAAATTAGCTTCATCAATTGCTCCGTTAAAAATACCAGAAGCATAAGCAGCTATACCAGAAATCGCTACTCCGCTGACAGAGTTTGCTGTGATGCTTGACGCATTAGTCGTCCCGCTGGCTGAATTTGCTCTAACCTCTCCGAGAAGGTAGTTCCCCGACGAGTGAACAAGGGATGTATTTGCTATTATGTTCGATGCGTTGGTTGTCCCACTAGCTGAATTTGCCCTAACCTCTCCAAGTAGATAGTTACCTGAAGAATGTATAAGCGTGGTGTTCGCCGTGATTGAATTAGTTAATGTAGTGGATATATTCGCGTCGTCATTAATAGCGGCAGCTATTTCGTTAAGTGTATCTAAAGTACCGGGAGCACCATCTATCAACGAATTAATTTCATTTGTTATGGTAGATCCGGCCCATCCACTTATGGCTGTTCCGCTTGCAGTATTAGCCCTAATCTCCCCAAGTAGGTAGTTACCGGAAGAATGAACAAGTGAAGTGTTCGAGGTTATATTCGATGCATTCGCTGTCCCACTGGTTGAATTGGCTCTAATTTCACCGAGAAGGTAATTGCCTGACGAATGGATTAAAGTAGTGTTTGCTGTAATCTTAGCACCACTAGCTACTGGTAATCCACCACCACCGGTCAAGCCAGAAACAACAACTATATCTGAAGCATTCTGCGTCCCACTGGCTGAGTTTGCCCTAACCTCCCCAAGTAAGTAATTCCCCGAAGAGTGGACTAAAGCTGTATTAGAGGTTATGCTCGACGCGTTGGTAGATCCACTTGCCGAGTTAGCTCTAACCTCTCCTAAAAGGTAATTACCCGACGAGTGGACAAGGGAAGTATTAGAGGTTATATTCGATGCGTTCGTTGTCCCGCTGGCCGAGTTATCACGAATCTCACCAAGAAGATAATTTCCAGAGGCGTTAATAGCCGTTGTATTAGAAGTAATTGAATTCGTTAGCGTAGTTGCTATATTTGCATCATCGTTAATGGCAGCAGCTATCTCATTGAGGGTATCTAGGGCTGCTGGGGCACTATCTACTAATGAAGCAATCTCGTTTGTTATTGTTGATCCAGCCCATCCGCTAATAGCAGTAATCGTACCGCCGCTAGCCGCCGGAAGGAAAGAACTTGAACTAGGTATCAATCCAGAAACCGTACCAATATCGACAGTATTTTGAGTTATGTTAGCACCACTAGCGGCTGGTAAGCTATCTCCCCCAGCAGCGGCTGTGGTTTGAATAGTTCCATCAGCCCACCGTACCGTATCGAATGAACCAGTTCCTGCAACCTCAAGTTCATATGAGGGAGAAGAGGTTAATATACCAACCTTACCACCACTATCTACAACCGATAAAACAGTACTGTCAGACTTTTCCCACCTCTGTAGGTCGCCGGTCATCAGGGCCGCACCCTGAACTCTCAGGGCAGGACTAGTGGTAGACTTAGCATCAAAAATACCGCCATTGTCAGAGTCAACAATAAAGATACTGTGAGAATCGTGATGTGTTGTAAGTCCGTCAGAACTTGATATAGACACATAGTTTGATGTATTTCCAACTATACCAGCAGATCCATCCCTAGCATAAATATAGGCAAATGTTGGTGCATCTGTCTGGCTAGACGGAGATGTCTTCAGCCCAAGCTTCCACAGCGGGGAAGCACTGCCGTCTGTATGTAACGCAATCGTTTGTTTAGAAACGTCATTCTTGTAGGCATGGAAATAATTACCCGCAGAATCAGGGCGAAGGAGTGTTAAGAACCCACTGGAGGTTATCTCCCCAGACGAGTTAATATTGTTCGCGTTTATTTCTTGTGTTACGGTTATGTCTTGGTCCGCCGTAACATCGCCCTTCAGGTTGGTTACACCACTAACAACCGCGTTGTTTTTCACTAAAAGGTCGCTTGCACGTAGCGTTGATACAATGCCGCTACCGCCAAGCAAACCAAGGACAGTGGTTTCTCCGTCTGGATCTAAAACAAAAGTTCTATCTGCCGGTAGGGTACAGAAAACCGTGGACGTTCCGCCAAGATTAATCTTGTCGCCGCTGTCAGAACTTGAAAGAACATGATCTCTAGATAGGGAGTTAGATGACGAATCATACGTACCGCTACCAACCTCCCAACTAGTCAGGTTTTCGATGCAGTAAAACGTAACATCTCCACTACTAAGCGTTTCCGAAAACGCCCGAAATGAACCATACGCACCGCCCAAGACAACTGATCCGCTACCAGTCGTTGTCGATATTTCTTTTACTCTATCTGATATTTTAAACATTAACTAGATTTCCATTTAAAAGTTCTAAGGAAATACTCTTCTATCATTTGATCATTTTGCCCCTTGGCGGCTCCCGGTCCCTGTACTATCAAATTCCTGCTCCTAGTATACATATGCAGCATCTTGCCATCCAAAGACATTGATATATCCCCTCTAAAGTCTCTATCTCGCAGCAAAGGCGGAGAGGCGGTGGTTCCTTCTGAAGATCGGGGATAGCCTTCAGGATATGGCCAATATTCATTTCCATATCGGTAAGCGGGGCCAGTCATGCGGTGTATGGGTTTGATTTCATCTCCATCAAAAAAGAACGTCCATATGTTGCCCTTTTGGATGGCTGAGGTACCACCCGAACCACCCCCTGATTCATTTGCAACAATAGAAAATTTAGAGCAATCCCAATTTGTTGTCAATGTCCTATAAAGGAATTTCGTGTCCGCTAGTGGGCGACCGGACAGGGGGCTTTCTTCGTCAGCGAGGTTGAATCGAGCCCTTTCTATCCATTGCAATCCATCCCAAACCATCATCCTAAATCGTTTAATCCTACCATTACCATACATTCGTGAAGTCTGAGGCATCGGTTGAGCGTCAACTTCCTCGGTGGGTATATGCTCTTCTATAAGCAATCTATTACCATCACAGCTTAATGCAGCCCCAGTAACAAATAGGGACTCGTTATTCAAGGTGACTCTGTTAACAATCTTGAAATAACCCTCCCCGTTGGGGGCGTATCCAGTCGCAACAGCGGGGAAAGACCTAAACGTATAAATTACGGCCCGATTGAATACGCCACCATCCTTCCAGCCATATGCATCTCTGTCATACGTGTTATAAATTGCTACCAACATATTGCCATCTTCGCTAAACATAGCCTTGGTCAATTCCACCCTATGATAATTGCCAATCCGCAGCCCCTCGCTCACCTCGGGCACGGGAACAAACGGGGTGTCGCTGGGGTGTGGCTGGCGATAGCTGCGGGTAGAGTTTTCTTGAAGGTGGTGCCACGAAAAATAAGAGCCTAACATCGGCTGCCATTTGTTTCTTAGGTTCATGTCATTTAATTGGAATTTGTAAAACCAAAAACCAAAATCGCCGGTGGCGTCATTTTTCGCGGCTACAGCAATAACGTGCCTTTTCTCACGATAATAGAGCATCTTCTTTTGGAAAGTTATATGCGGACACTCACCAGCTTTTGGATCATGCCAGTGGTCAGCCGTGTGTCCTCTTCCCGTCAGATCAAAGTCTGGGAGAGGGCCATCACAGGGTTGGCTGGGGTTTATGGCCACAATATGAACCGGATCAAGAGTGTAGCCGATGCCCAGTTGCAGTAGATCCAAAGACTGCGTACCATCATACCGTGGTGGCACGGCAGAACCATCAACGGAACCACCAGCGTAAGGAACTCGGTTGAGCGAGTGCCAGGAAACACGGACTTGGGCAAGCGAATTAGCGTTGACTGGTGGAACCCCAGAAGCTACAAAAGTAACACTGGCTCGGTCGTTGGTGGAAATGGTATTCGGGCCATCCAGAACATATCCGCACGAATCCTCAAACTTCAATTTCTCCCAACCCGTGTCGTGAATAGTGGGCCTATCTCCATCCCAATCAGGGCACGGGTGTGCATTGACCCGGGAATTTGCCTCTGGCCAAGTATAATTGCAATCCTTATCAAGGTTAAATTCAATGGCGTGTGTCAAGGTTTCATTGTAATGCGATGTTGAAGCACGAACAACGCGATTATGATGAATAGCGTCTTTCCCAGTATATTGGTGCATCCACCCGAGTGGGGCATTATCAACTACAAGGTTATTACCAGCTGGCCACACGGCAAGCCTCGGGTCTTGAGGGGAATTCTTGTAGTCATGGCTCTCAAGGTTATTAAGGTAGGTTCTATATATATAAGTATTTGTGCCCCCGTATCTCACACTACCACCATCCGCCAAATCAGAACAACTCTTCCAACTTCCACTCCCAGAGTCCTTGTCCTTCTGATATATGTATTTATACAATTTAAAGACAGATGAATAAATCGCATCCAGACCTTCTGTTTCGGCTTTTATTCTAAAGTCCCTTTTAAATACACGTCTACTGCAGGTGCCTCCTATGGGCACATCTACATATTCTTCGCAAGAGCCAATGCTACCGTATTGTGAGATAAGTGGGTGGCACGCAGAAGATTTTACAAAATTAAAGACGCTAACCCACCCCCCGAGTGGGTTCGGGCCAGCCACGCTCGGGGCACTAGCATAGAATTGTGGACTTCCAAACGCCACCGTGACGCTGTCACTACTACTCACCAAAGAAACAGAGAATCCACTCTTACCCATTTTTACTTCGCCCTCAATATCAGCACCAACCTGCACCCATGCACCCCCTCCAAGACCCTCCATCCAAGCATACACTTCCACCTGCCCCTCCCCCATGGCCCGCCAACCTGCAACATTGCCGCTGTAATCATGGCCGTTTTCTGGTGACCCAATCGCCACTATGGTTCCATCGTTACTCAAAGAAACAGAGAATCCACTCTGATCCATCTCCTCTTCGCCGTCAATATCGTTGCCCCTCTGAATCCATGCAATCCCATTCCAAGCATACACTCGCACATGTCCTGAAGCATTCCCGTTTCCATCATTGTAGATTGCCCCAATCGCCACTACGGTTCCATCGCCACTCAAAGAAACAGAGTGTCCACTCCAATCATATAACATTTCGCCGTCAATATCGTTGCCCCTCTGAACCCACGCACTCCCATTCCAAGCATACACTCGCACATGACCTGCATCGTTGTAGACATGATCGAACGGTGGCCGAGGGGACTCATTTTTAGGTGCTCCGATGGCCACTACCGTTCCGTCGTCACTCAAAGAAACAGAGAATCCACTCTCATCACCCTCCGCTTCGCCGTCAATATCATTGCCCCTCTGAGTCCACTCACTCCCATCCCAAGCATACACTCGCACATGACCTGCATTAGAGCCAACACCATCATTGCCTGTAGCCCCGATGGCCACTACGGTTCCATCGCTACTCAAAGAAACAGACCATCCACTAACATCATCAATCATTTCGCCGTCAATATCGCCGCCCCTCTGAGTCCACGCACTCCCATTCCAAGCATGCACTTTCACACGACCTGCATTAGAGCCAGCACCGTCAGATCCAGGTGCTCCGATGGCCACTACGGTTCCATCGCCACTCAAAGAAACAGAGTGTCCACTAGCATCATCATCCGCTTCGCCGTCAATATCATTGCCCCTCTGAGTCCACTCACTCCCATCCCAAGCATACACTCGTACATGGCCACGACCTGCGTTTGGTGGAAACAGTGGTGCCCCACCAGAATTTCTAGGTGCTCCGATGGCCACTACCGTTCCGTCGTCACTCAAAGAAACAGAGAATCCACTCTCATCACCCTCCGCTTCGCCAAAAATATTACCCCCCATCTTCTGCCATTGTTTGCTACCACCCCAAATCTTTAGCAGCAGGTCTAAAGATTGTTCAACATTACTAAGGGCATCTGGTAGGTTATAAATATCTTGCCAATCATCATCGCTTGAATTTCTTGCCTGAATAGTATAGTTGATTGTTGGGTAATCGAGTATTTGACCATCTGCCGCTTTGACGTAAGCTTTATATTTTGCCGTGTGATCGGAGGTTTTTACATCTGGACAAGGGGTGCATGCATCTGTTGGATCTCCAGTAGCAGGGTCACAGGGGTCATCAACAACAAAAGCCCCAGCGGGCTTCAGCCCCCAGTGGATTGTCGAGGAGTCCGGATCAAAACACGCATCGTGACCACATAATACACGTAAATCGCTTGCAGCCTCATTGATGCAACACTGCTCAAAGGAGAAGGGGCAAAGCACATCCCCGCCAAGACCAGCGAGGCTATCTACCACCTTTTTGCCAGCATCCACAATTTCGGTTTTTAACAGTGCAACAGCACCCGCAACTTGCTCTGCGGTCATGCTACCGGCATCATTGACGTATATGCTAACTTCTTTAGCCGCCGTGAAAAGTGCTTGTATGTCAGTAGATTTAGAGTTTACTATTGTAGTAATTTTATCCCACACGTCCGTGCGACTGGTAAGACTACCATTATCCCTAATGACCTTCTCGGACATTTCTGTAAAATAAGAGAACGCGTGTGCCCAAGTTTTAAAATTGTCAGGGTAGGAGACATTCTCAGTAGAAGCAACGTCCATAACAAAAAGAAGTCTGCTTGGATAAGCCTCTATCCACTGGGCCATCTTCGCTTCAAAGGTCTCCGCACTCTCAGCGTTGGAATCAACGAGAGCTACACAGACAAGCTTCTCGCACTCAGAAGCGTCTCGATCAACGATTGGATCGGTTGGGCAGCAAGTGTGACATGTGTTTGGCCTTCCCATTGATAGCTCCTTAACAGCTTACCCAAACTGGCCTATATTCAGTTCCCATCTTGATAGCTACAACAAAGGTTCCCCCAATAGCCGTTAGGTTTGCATCTCTGTTTGAAATAGTAACAGTAGTGCCCTTGCTCACGCCCGCCTCATAAATATTAAGCTGTTGTGTAGAAGCGGTAGTTAAAGTACCAGCGGTTAAAGTACCAGCTAATGTTCCCTCTACGAACATCCCCTCTCCACCACCAACAGAGACAAGGTTACCCTCGCAATCCAAGCTGGCAACTAGTTCGTCATCACAATACCAAGCTTGGACATAATCATTACCATTAGAGGCGTGAATAATACTATCTCTTCTAACTTCTAACGGTGCGGTGGGAGTAAGCCGTGCATCCCCAATAGAAATATTCCTAGAGTCAGTACGTCCAGCAATAGTATTTTGTATATTTAATCTGTCTGACAGGGTTTGCTCAAACATTAATCTTTGGTTGTCAAGCTTACCTGCGACTATTTCAATGTTGTTCTCTGCATCTTCAATCACGCTGGTTGTTTCGCTGCCACGCAGGGCGTTGAAACCTAGCCCTATAGAATTATTAGTGGTGGTATATTGACCGGCATTAGGCCCTATGAAGATAGACTTTTCAGAACCCTGTGCTTCAGAACCAGCATCTTCACCGATGAAAATTGAATTTGAAATGTCGTCCGCGTTTGTACCAGCTTTATGACCAATGAAAACTACCGCCGTATCGGTCGTTAGCGTCGGGTTTGGGGTGCTTGCGTTCGTACCCGCATTAGCACCTATAATAACGGCATTCTTCCATCCGCTGGCATTCTGGGCAACGTCACACCCTATGAAAACCGTTGCAGCATTGACGGCCGTATTGATATTTACTTCCGCTTCGGGATTTGCAAATAGAACATTGCAATTTTCAGCAACGCTAGCAAAACCACTACCAACGTAGTCGGCCAAGCCCTCTAGTGAAATTTTACCAACAAGGTTTGAATCTGCACCCTCCAGCTGTGCTGAAATATAGGTATTGCTCGCTAAAATATTGCTTGAAACAGTACCAGCTAAGGGGAGTTCTGAGAGATCCAAAACGATATAATTTTTACTACCCTGTACCCTCTTAGCTACACCAGAAGTGGCAACAATTGGGATTAACTCGAAATCTGATATACCAGAAAGTGATGTTCCGTCTTGGAATCTTAAGGCACCGCGTAGTTTAAAGTCGCCCTCTAGCTGTGCAAACGGAGTCGTCGTTGCTGGCAACTCGTAAGACGGAGAGTTAGACATAACTCCGCCCAGAGGATCTAATTGGAATAGGGTGTTTGCTAGGCCGTCCTCATTAGAAAACTTAAATTTAAAGTTATTCCTGCCGTAACTACTGCCGCCCTGAGAATAATCTATAATATCAAAGACAGTAGTAAATCTAGAGTTCGGATTATCAAATTCGTGTCTTATAGAGAACTCTGAATCACTAGTATCTAAAACAGAAAATGTGGCGTCATTAATTGAGAAAAGCCTGTTAGAGCCAATCAGCATTCCAGAAACAAGCGGGGATGTGAAGCCGCCCGGAAGAATAGTTGAATCACCACCGAATCCTATGGCAAGCGTTCCATCGTCGGGCACGTTGCCAAAATATAGATCTCTACCGATTAGGATGGATTCATCCATTCCTCCAAAGCCACCGCCTCCGCCATTTACATTGTTATCACCCAGAATGACATTTCTATTGGCTGAAGTAAAATCAGTAAGGTTTTTGCAACCTATAATAGTATTATTTACACTGGGGGACTCTAAGCCACTCCCAGTTAGGTAGCCTATGAGCGTATTGCAGTATGACGCACCGTCAGTGCAGGGAATACTAAAGCCTGCACCCCAACCATAGTATGTATTCCGCGTCTGATCGCTTTGAGAAACCCTCTCGCAGGGGGTGTGCCATCCGCCGTAAGAATTTCCATGCTCATCACCCCAAATAAGCCCATGTATTGAGTTTGTGGGTTCTAGGTCTTGGGATAAAATAAGATTGGTTTCATTTCCTCCGTCATCCTTAAAATAGATAGCTTGGGTTCTTCCCCCAGTGGTGTACGGTTTAACATATACTTTTCCAAACGCACTATGGTCTTCTGGGGCAGTAGACTGTTCGTGCATAGAAAGCGTGCCACTATCTGCGTGCCCATCAGAAGCAAAAGCGATGGTTAAGGGGGCGTTCGGGTGGTAGTGTCTATCTTTATGTGCCCTTGTCTGACCAATCGCTACATAGCCACGTTCGGAAACGGACATCCAAGAAAATTCCATTCCCTCTGTACCACTAGGTCTGATTAAAGAAAAATCAACAACTGTATTATCCAAACTACCTGGGTTGACACGCGGGTCATAACCATATCCCGTGCCATCATCTGGGACAATAAAAGCGTCGTCGAGTTCTGGATCATAGGTAATATGTAAACCAGAGGCTCTGGTGTTACCATTGCTAATCAGTTCTAAACTGCTTCTATAAAATTTAGACGGCCCACTTGAGAATCGCACGTCAGAGTGCCCAGAAGACTGTACATTGAGTATTGTTTCTGGAAGAACTGGAGCTTCTGCAGAGGTGTGAGTTTTATTGGTAATACCCACGAGGCCAGACTGAGCCGTGGTACCACCATTCCTGAGTATAGAAATAGCCTCAAATATTTCAGATTGGCCATTGTCTACGTGTATTGATAGTCTATCTTTCATTTATTTATTCCTGATCAAATTCGTCATGATAAACAATACTAAAGCCACGTATGCTTGAGGAGGTTTTAATTCTACTTGCTAGTTGATGAGTAATCTTGACGCCCGAGTCAACGGTTCCATACATAACAGAGTAATCATAACCCGAAGGATTGCCGTCCACACCTAGGTGTGTTCCAGAGCGAGAAATAAAGTTTATATCCTGAAGCGTTGCGTAACTATTGTTTACGTGTGGCTCTTGTCCTACAATAACTCTTTGGCCAGATACCGCATATGGCTCTAAGAAGATGCCCATGCAGCCGCTTTGAATAATATTTGCTAATTTATTTCTGCCCAGAACTCTTTCACCGATGAAAGCCCTCCCGCTTTCCACCTCAAGGGAAATGTTTGACTCCCACCTTGAACGCGAAAACGGACTGTCTACCTCTAAACAGTCCAATGCGGGGTCTGGGTATCTGTAAATGAATCTGTAATCTCTACGATAGGTCGCACCACTAGAATGCACTTCTAGTCCAGCACCATCTAGGGAGGTGTCATCAAGAAATCCACACACAGAAGAGTTGTGAAAACCCTCGTCGGTAGGATCACAAAAACCGCTTGTTGCCAAGTGTAGAGTTTTACAGTCATACAAGCATTGATTTATTGTGGTATATTGTAAATCATTAACTGTTAGATTGCCGCTAACGATTACATCATTTAGGTATGCATCCCACTTCAAGTTTGGATGACCGAGGGCATATCTCTCGTCTAGACTGGGTACTAAATCTCCGTAAACGGTAAGCCTTCCGTCAGCCACATTTTGTGCCGCACCGGAAGGTTGACCGCCAACACCAACTGCCCCACCGGAAAAGAAGACTTCCTCGTTAATGGAATTCCATGAGTATTGGCTGTTACCTAGAGAAAAAGAACCACTAATTGAAGGAGAAATATCTCCAGAGACTTGAACCATCCCATAGTTATGTAGGGAGTTAACTCCAACCCCCAATTGATGATTAGTGGGGTCTAGGTTGCCAAAGAGAAGCGGTGCATCACCGCTTGTTACTGGTATATCATCAACACACAGATCACCAGAACCAATACCAAAAGAGCCTAAATAAAACTTATAGTTATCATTTTTCCCGATATAGTATCCAGCACCATGACCGATAGCTATATTAAAATCACCCTCTTTTCCATTGTTTAGGGCATAGCTACCTATTCCAACATTGCCAGACCCATCCGTATTGCCAGCTAATGACTGAAAACCAACCGCCGTGTTGTTGCTTCCAAACAAATTGCAAGAAAGAGAGTGGGAACCAATGGCGGTATTTTCTATACCGTTGTAATTGCCTCTCAGCGAGGCATATCCAAAAGCAGAGTTATCTACACTAGATCTTCCCGCCAGCGACATATTGTTAAGTGCATGGTCGCCACCCCGAGTTGTTCTCGTATCTGGACTAGAAAAGTTTAGGGTATTTATCCTTTTTCCGTCCAAAAAGTTATGAACGGAATCGACAATATGTGTTAAACTTGTTCTAAGGTCGAGGGGGGAGATTTCTTGGGTGGAATTATCTGGAAGAAGTGCATTTATAGAGCTAAGATACTCTGATTTTGTTAAAATCATGATTTAACCTATTTAAAGCTAATTTGTAACGTGGAGGAATCAAATTTTACCGAATCCCCTTTATAGATAATTCTAGGGTTGTTTAGTTCTGCATACATGAGCATATTTCCTGAGCCAACTTCCCCAGAATCGCAAACAGCAATCCCAGAGACCCATCCCCAGTCTACTAAAGCATTAGAAAAGATAAGTGTATTGCTATTTTTTATTAGCCCACTTCCCGCATTGTGGTCAGCTATGTCGTATGTCCAGTAAAAGTCGCCGCTAGCAGTTCCGCCAGCTACGTCATTGGGTCGTCCTAATACATATCTTTCATAGCCAGTATCTGCACCGTCTATACTTACGGGCAATTCGGGTATGGTTTCGCCCGTGTCAGACTCGCTTGGGACACCGCTACAGAGGGCAATGGTTACACCGCTAGGCTTGTTAAAATCTTGCCCTCTAAAGATATGGTGGAGTAACCCCGACTCCAAATAATCTGATAAAGCTGTCATAAGGTATTTCCCCTTTGTTAAAATCCTACTGTAAAACACGAATTACAATCTATTATACACAAAAAAAGAGCCACCCCCGTTAATACGAGAATGGCTCTAAGTAGCAAGTTAACTACTTTATTAGAGGGAACCCAAGATGACCCTTCTATTATCAAGGACGCCAAATCCAAGTTCAGCGAATCCGTAATAACCAGCACGTTGCTGTCTGTGGAGAGTCGGATCTTCAAATACTTCCAATTGCTGCTTCATTGGCATGACAAAGCTGTCTTTCGACGACTGATCAAGACCAACCACCAACTCAAGGTCGGCAGCCTGAACGGCACCGCCTAGTCCATCAGTGAAGAACGTTTGGTATTCCTGACCCTCTCCAAGCTCATCTAGGTCGTGGAGATTGACACCAAAGATTCTGGTAATTGGAGCACCGCCCTCAGAGGCAGTATAAATCTCACGACGCGTAACTTCGTCAATCTGATCGAGACCCCAGTTTCGGACATCTTCCAACGCCTCTGGAGAAACATAAAGATCAGTCAAACGGCCACGATTGGCAGAACCAGTGTTGCCACCAGCATTTCGACGCATAACAGTCTGCATCAAAGAAACAAGTCGCTTGCTAAACAGGCCAGCGGTAGCATCGCCATCATAAACCAAGATGTTACGATCAACACCAGCGGCAAGTAGTGTATGCCAGCCGTCGTCGTTCATCTTCTTTACAAAGCCAGCTTCCAAAACCTGCATAGCACGAGCAGCCACATCCCAACGAGCTTCACGAGCAAAACGAAGCAAGTAATCAATACTACTTGTAATGCTGTAAGTAGGAATCGACACGTAGTCACTTTCTACTGCTCTTTCAGGAATACGACCGTGACCGGGATTGGTGTAGGCAACGTGCTCACCTTCAAGGCCCGGGGAAATCAAGTCGAGCGGATATTCGGTAGAAGCACCCGGTTCGACAACGATGGTTTCAAAAATATCACCAAGGATATTTCCAAGAAGAACGCCCTTACGCAAAGGAAGTTCCAAAGCTTTTGCAAACTCACGCTGTGCCGCGTAAGCCACATTCTGATCACTATCGCCAGTTCTTTTCAGAAGTGCGATAAATTCATCACTAGGTCTTTCTGTATATGACATTTATTTATCTCCTTTTGAGTTTAGGGCTTAAGCGGAGCCGCCGTGATTAGGAAGGTTAACATACAACTTGGCATAACCATCGGCGTCCTTGCGAGACATCCAGCGACCAATAGCCAAATTTCCAGTCGCTGCCGCGTTGGAAGCGACAACATCAATCGTACCAATGGTATTGGAGGCATAAGCCACGTCGCCTGCCTTTGGAGTGCCAGTGATGTTGTTTGTTACAACCCACCCACGAGTCATAACGGTAACCTTGCCGCCCAACTGCACTTCATCTTTATATTGATTAAGATGCGTTCTGGTTAAATCTTTGTTGACAACATCATTAAGAATAATGCCAACGGGAACTGAAGCAGGGAGGGCCGCAATTGGCGAAACCGTGTTTTCGCCCTGATCCATACCTGCCCCTGACGCCCCAGCAACTGCCGCAGCGTCCAAACAAACAACCATTCCTCTAACGCCAGTAGTCGACGAGAAGAAGCTGATATCTGTGGATTCTTCATATCTATCTGCTTTAAGAGCCATTTTTAATCTCCTTTAAGTGTTATGATTTACTTACTTGGTAGAAAGTACGTGATTAGCAAACCAGTCAGCAACGCTCGCTCTGGTTGTTTCGAGTTCGTCTACTTCTTCGGACTCAACCAATGTTGCCTCAGAAGATTCTAGCTCCTCAAAAGCTTCCGCTGTAACTTCAGCTTCTTCGGCGTCTTCGGACTTAGCATCCTTCTTTTCTTTGTCCTTGTCCTTATCTTCGTCCTTCTTCTTCTTCTTCTTATCGAACCAGTCAAACTTGGCAACGATAGCGTCAAAAGCTTCATCATCCAACGCATCATACAGAGCAAGTGACTCTTCTGCTTCTTCGTCATTAAAGCCTGCCTCGACAAGACTAGCCAGACGCTTTTGCTGCCTCTCTCGTTGCTTCTGCTCTCCCAAAGCGTTCATTGCTTCGGTAAGCTCTTCTGCCCTTTGGACCAAAGAGTCTTCAAGCTCGGCAATGTTAGCCTTCTGAGTTTTAATGGTCTCTTCTAGACCAACGACTTCTTGGGCACGATTTTGAGAATCGTCTTCAAAAGCCTCAATCGTAGATGCAAACTCTTTGTCTTTTGCGTCTTCGATTTTCGCTTTAATAGCCTCGTTTTCAGCCTTAGCTTTAACAAGCTCAGACTGCACTTCGGCCAACTGTTGTTCCAACAGTGTCGAATCTGACATATTAAGATCTCCTACTATAGAAAGGTTAGAATTCATCTCTGTTACATTAAATTGTGCTGTGCTTTTACTATTTAGTATAATGCTTCTGGGGTTGGCGGGTTTAGAAACCAACCCTTTACCGGAAAACGAGATGTTAGATAGAGCACGTCCTACCTTGTAACCCTCGTACTCCCCAGAACCTCCGTAGGCCCTGAGATGTTTTGTTAAGAACGCAGAATCTTCACTTCTAGCTAAAAGTTTCTTTTCGCCATCCGAGTTGGTTAAGGCGTAGTCAAAACCAGAAAAAAGGCACTCCATAGAGACAAACCACTCCCCTTCTTCTATTTCGGCTATAATTTTCCCCATCCGATCTTTGTTCTCTGATTCGGTCCAGCTATTATAAAGAACAGCCTGAGTTATAATATCAAACTCTTCTGGCATAGCTTCATCGTCGGCAACCGATTTTCCGTTCTTATCCAGAACGTAGCTGCCGGTGATGTGCCCGATGATATCGTTCTCATCGTGCATAAAGTTAAACTGTTTGTCTTCCGGCGTGTTTCTGGCCGACCAAGTAGCTTCACTGAGAAATACGTCGTCATTTTTGTTCCAGCCCGTAGAAACCAAAATAGACTCTATGTAGTGTAGGTCAATCTGATCTTTGTTTTCAGCAAGGATTTTATCTAAAATATCTTGATTTTCAATAACTTCTCTTACTGTGTCTACAGAGCCTTTATGTATCGTGGCTTCCGAGCAATATGCAACGCTAGCGGTGCTTTTAACAACCTCGCCAAGGCCGTCATCTATTTCTCGTTGGAAAATTTTTATACTCATTAGTTAACCTCAGACAATTATACACAAAAAAAATAAAATTTTAAGAAAAACACTCTTTTTAAGAAAAGAAATGTTCGACAAAAGCCCCCACTACAGCCTTTTTGTACGCGTCCATAGTCATGGTGTCGGGAGATATATCAGATGATTTTAGCGTGTTTTTAAAGTTCTGTGGCGTTTTTTGGTCTGACGCTAAGGCGTTAAAAATGATGCCATCGGTAATTTGAGACATGGGTTCTAGGTTGCTTAAAACTTGTAACTTAAGGTCTTCTAATTCTATGGACTCAGACTTAGTTAGCTGACGCATATTTGATTTACTTTTGGTTCCTAGGTAAGCCTTAGAAATACAAGAAAGGGAATCAAAGGCCGTGGATGTCCAGACGATCATATCCGCTAGGCCCGGTTTTGATTTCGGGGTATCAACCCTTTTCTTCCGTGGTTTTTCGTCTTGCTTAAAGGGTGGTCTTCCATTGTCTTTCACCTCTTTTGACTCCTTTTCTGTCTTATTGATCTTAGCTTGCTTATCTATTTTTTCAATCTCCTGCTTATGGTTGGCATTATGGAACGGGCTAGCTTTGTCTGGATAGGCATCGTTATCCCTTTCCTTCTGCTCTCTTTTGAGACGCATCTTCTCGACAGACGGAACCTCTTTAAATCTTTCTAGTATGGTTTCGTGGCTAATTATGTCCCTATCTGCTAACTGTATCAACAGGTTCTTTTCGGAGGCTTCATCCGACAGGCTCATTTGATCAAACACTACATGTGCTGGTTTTCTAAAGCCCATAGATTTTCTAACAAACTCTAGTTCTTTTTCCCAGAACTTGGTTAGTTGATCTCGCCCATATTGAAGCCTTTCAAGTAAGGTCTTGAGTGAAATAAAGTTGTTTGTAAATCCACCACCATTACTTGCCATTCCCGTTAATGTCGGAGGCACGCCAAGACCAGCATAGATACTATTAAGTACGGATTGATATTTCTCAGAACCGAGGAACTTATATACTTGACTGTTTGATTCAGTATAGGTTAATTCCGGCCCCCAAACAAGCTCCATCGTACCCCCACCCACATTGCTAGCTAAAATGTTACGGAGCTTGTTAATAGCTGTCTTGTTTGGAAGTATTTTGTGTTCTAGGCTACCCAGCGTCCATAATCTAATATTAGAAATAGCACCGTCTAACGCGGATAGATCGGCAAGCCGCATTTTTTCTAGCATTATAATGTCGTCAAGGATAGCATATACTAGGGGGTGTGACCATTGCTGCCAGTCATCTTTTTTGTAGTAAAAAACAGAAAGCCTTTCTGGATCTAGTACGATTTTTTTATCACCCCTCTTGATCGCCATTTTAACATTGCGAGGTAAAGTTTCCAAAACCTTGACTGGAATTGCACCGCTCTTAAAATTATCAAAAAAGGAACCGGCGTGAATTTGAAAGCTCCTCTTGCCCAGAAATAGGCTGATGTCACCATCCTTTATGTCAATTGTTAACGGGTTGAAGAAATTATATCTCCAAGGTACCACAGAACTCTCAAAGGATGGAACTTTTACAGTAATGTCGTGACCTAGTGACTTTATGTATTTTTTGATCTCTGGCGTTATCTTTGCGTAACTTTTATAGGTAAAAACTTGACCAGTACGATAAAGGTTATTTAAAAATCTTTCAGACCTTTCTTTCCCATCTACCTTCTTAAACCATTGCTTAAAAAACTTTTCAACACTTCTGTCTTCATGCACCACGTTTATACCTTGGCTACCGAAATCGCCCATTAAGTCGATTACATTCCTTATAATGCCCACCTTGTCATACGCGTCCATGCACATCTTTATAATGCGTTTTTGCTTGCGGGGAACCTGCTCCTCTGATCTAAAGGCGTAGTAATCCTGACCGGTAAACCCAGGTCTGACAGATCTATTCGGCTCCACATCCAGAAAATCCCTACGGTTACCACGGGAAATTCCCTCATAAGCGTTTACTGAGTCTGAAAATTGCTCAAGGGCTTTAGCCTTGCCAGAGCTATCATTGTCATTCCAAGTTATAAAAGAGTCATTAGACATGAGTGTTTTCCTATCAAACAGTTGGATTGTAATTGGACTGTTAATTAATTATACACAAAAATTTAGTAAACTCCGTCCATACCGTCCGTAAACCAGTTTGGGCCGGAAAATAGATCTCCTTTAGTTTTTAATTCTTTAGATACAGTTGCAAAACCCCCATAGAAATTATAGATAGACGCTTCTGGCAATCTTGCTAGAATTCTAGCGGCCATGTTTGCCATGACCAAAGAGGAATAACGATCTTTTCTAAGCTTGCCCTTTTTGCCCGTTCCTATAATGGTTTCTGGCGTGTCCCATTTGTCTCGACCGCCAGCGGTTTGGGTTATCTGTATCATTGTCAGTTCATCTTTGAGGTCTTCAATTTCCATAACACATTGTTCGAGAGTGTCAAACGTCCGCCCCTTTAAGCCGTCTTCGGCGTTAGAAATGCCGAGGGTAACAGAGTCAAACATTGGAAAAAGAATCGCTTTATCTTCAAAGTCTTTTCTTAGCCCGTGGTTTGCTTCTGCCAGCCAATCGTATTTGGCAAACTGGCACATTTCTAGGATATGCAAACCTCTCTCGTCGTCCGTATCTTTTTCTTTTTCCTCGTCTATTGTGGGCCAGATGGGCACCTCTCCATCCTGAATCTTGTCTGAATCATGCAGAGATTCCATAACCGCAATGCCGCCACCTTGGGCGTCCATTGATATGTGTACACACGGGAAGATTTTCATAAGGTCTCTGATTTTCCTTGAGCAATATGCATAGAAGTCGCTTTCTTTCGAGAATCCACTCTTAACCTTTTCCTTGTGCTCTGACCGGTTGGTCGTCCAACAATGAACTATTCTTCTGTGATCTTTATGCAGTTCTAGAACAACTATACTAAAATTGTCTACTTCTGATGCAGGGTCAACACCAAAAATATATGCTTTGTCTGAATCGCCCATCAGCTTCGCTGGGAATGATATGAGTTCACCCTGAGAATCCTTAATTGGTTGCTTGTTGTTGTAGTTTTCGTCTGTAACGCAGGACTCAATTAGCGTACGCTTGAAAAAGCCCTGAGAGTCTCGCGTAAAGCATGCTCCAAACTCCATTTGATAAATACCAGCATGGACTGTAGCTTTTGATCTGGCGACCTGTGCGGCATCCATGAAGCCTTCTGGTAAAAGTTCGTATGGAACTCTAATCACAGAATAATCTTTCCAGTCGAAATCTTTGGGCGGGTCATCACCGCCAAACACCTCTCTTAGTCTCGACTTTCGACCCCTACTGTTTATTATAGCTTTCCACTTTTTCCAGTATTCGGCAAAATGATTAAAATCATAGTAGGCAGTTCCCGAGAGTATTATTTGGTTGTCTTTATGGCTAGCTACTGCGTCTTCGTCGGACTCCAGTGATATTCCAAGTTCATCTGCCCTTTTCTTTGAGGCAATCCTTTTTACATTATCTATGGGATCATGTCTAACAGCAGCAAAACCCGCCACAACGGTCTCAAAAATATCTCTAGGTATTGATGCAAACTCGTCACTTATGATGTCGTTGGCACGCTGACCACGAATTTTAGTACCATCACCCAATGGGAGGCATGTCACACGAGACTTGTTTATACGCATAACACACCGGTCAACATCTCGCCTTGGCCCGCTATTGCCATCGCACAGGCTCCTAAATATCGGGGCACTATTCCAAATCGTCTCCATATACTCGAACAGCACTTTAGATTGTCTAAAAGCAGCACCTACCACTACCACTTTTCTCTCCGGTATTAGTAAGGCACGGAGCAGTGCATACAAGGATAAGATAAAAGACTTGCCAAAACCACGACTAGCAATTAACATGGGAAATCTTCTACCCCATATTTCGCACAAGAAGAGTGCCTGCGAAGGCAATATACTAATATTGAATATGTGCTTACATAAAAAAGAAAAGTATTCTGGCCTAGTTATTAACCACAAAGTTCTATAGTGGTAGTCATCGTTGTTAAAATTAACGAAATCAAATGGATTGAATAGTTCGGCGTCGTTTATATCTAAATTTAACCAAGCCTCATTTATCTCTTTTAGTTTGCTTTTCATTTATCTCACGACTTAAGAGGCCAGAAAACGTGCCCACATAAAAGGCCGAACGCAAAGGCTATGATGGGGTGTTCACACGATATTGAATATAAAGCCCAGCTAATTGTAGAGCTTGGATCTTTAGCTAAAAGCATCATTGCAAGATCCCATAGAAAAATTCCACAAAAAAAGGAAACAAGCAGTATTCTAGCCGTACCCTGCATATCCATAGCTTCACACCCCTTTATTTTAAGCTGTTAATATTCATATATTTCTTTGTATTAAGTACGCAATCCGCAAATCCATAATACACAGACTCATTGGCATCTAGGTACCAGTCTCCATCCTTCAGCTTTCTCTTGAGAAAGTTTTTAACCTTATCGTAAGAAAGTTCTGTGTAGTGTTCCTTGAAATACTTTCCGGCCATGCATGCACCCGTGTATATGTCTAGCATCAGGGAGGCTCCCTTTTTTTCAAATGCGGCACACTTTTGCACATCTAAAAAATTACCGGAGTACAAGCTGGAGCCAAAGTGACACATAAAGTATGAATTTGGCGTCATTACCCTCTTGTCTGCTGCCTGTAATATCACACTACTCATAGATTCAGCTTGCCCGTAAGTAACAATAGTTACGTAGGATTGACAAATGGTAATCGCATCAAAAATTGTCATGCCATCATTCCAGCTGCCACCAACGCTGTTCATATGTATAATAATTGGATCGTGGCTGATCGTGTCCAGCATACGAAGGTTTTTATAAAAAATTGATGCCATTTTATAATCGATGCCCGGATCTTCTTCGCTGTTGGCTATGTAGCTATGTAAATATATTTCCCTATTTGTAACGTCAACCCCATACGTGTTTATGTCGGGTATTGTATCTATATTGATACTCACTTCTTCCTCCCAACAGAATAGTATTCGTTGACCCTTTTGAGTATGCTAGAAACTACTAGTTTCGCATTTTTTCTATTACCACAAAAGATTACATGAATATCATCATACATTTGGAACTCTATTAACATCTTGAGCATATACTTGTTAGTAATAACAATGGAATTCCACTTCTCCTCTGGTATGTCTGACCTCTCGGGAAAATCCATTACATCCTCTAGAGTAAATTCTAGTATTAAGAATTTAAAGGGAAAGACTTTCATTCGTTCAATCTCGTCCATAAACCTGCGTTTATCTTTGCCAAGATTTATTGCTAATTCGGAAACCCTAGCTTTCCTTTCGATACAAACCTTGTCTTCAAGCCCTTCTAAAGAATAATCTCCAGTATCAAGTTTTCTGACAACCATGCCGTCGCATTGATGGTATCTACCGTTGAACCTTTCAAAGGTATAGCCATCCTGCTCTCTACTGTCTTTGATGACTGTATATGCTGGTGCTTTAGACATTTTTATGTCTCACTATTTCCTTAAACAAATTCTCGTAAATATTTTCATGTCCAGTTACTTGTTTGTGGCACGGGTAACACAATGTTATGCCATTGTTAGTTTCGTATCTAAGGGATGAAGCTGATGCCCATTTTGTTATGTGGTGAGCGTGTAGCCTCTTTTTAGATCCGCAGTTAGGCATTTGACAGGTAAAGCCATCTCGGCGTTTCACCTTCATTCTCCAGTCTTTATAAATCGGATCTTCATAGTTTCTTTTCATCTTTACAGTAAACCTTTGTTATCCTGATATCAATCATAACGTCTTTAATTAAAAGTGCCGTGGCTATGCTGTCGTCTTGTTTGAGTATGGTCTCGGAAAATTTGCAATAAGTCAAATAGCACGCCTCGTCGGGATTTGCAGCCTCAACAAAAATCATGGGGTATTCAGAGTTAAATTCACGTAATCTAAATTTTCGTAACCTGCCCATTACCAGAGAACAATCTAGCTGTATCACATAAATTTTCATTGTGTGTCATAGTCCACCATGAGCTTAACTAAGTCCTCAAAGTCATGCTTTGGTTCCCAGTTTAATTTCTCCTTGGCTTTAGTATTAGATCCTCTTAAATAATCCACTTCTACCGGTCTATAAAACGCTTTATCTACAACCACAAAGTTTTCCCAACCATCTATTCCGACATGCTTGAATGCTACATCTAAGAAGTCTCGAATTGTATGAGTTTCTCCCGTACAGATAACATAGTCGTCTGGAACATCCTGCTGTAGAATCATCCACATTGCTTCTACATAATCTCCAGCATAACCCCAGTCACGAAACGCCTCTAGGTTGCCTAGGCGGAGCTTTGGAAACTTGGACTCAAGTACCCCCCCCGTTGCTTTCGGGTGTATATGGACATTATCTTCGGAGAAAGTAAGATCCGAAAGGTCGTGAAGTATTTTCCACTTTACGAAGTCCCCAATCCACTTAGTTATTTTTCTTGTTACAAATGCCTCGCCGCGTCGTGGCCCCTCGTGGTTAAACAAAATACCGGCACTGGCATGAAATCCGTACCCCTCCCTAAATAGTCTGGTCATGTAGTGTGCTGCACATTTAGCAATAGCGTATGGTGACTGAGGAAGGAACTTGGTATCTTCATCTTGATATTTCTCCATATCGGCCCCGATGTCAAAGGAGGAACCAAACATTTCACTGGAGCTAGCCTGATAAAACCTCGCCCTAATCATTCCAAGGTCTGCCATTCCCTGTAGTATATTTAGACATCCCTTACCCGTGATATCCCAAGTGAGAGCAGGTTGTTTGAAAGACACAGCGACGTGCGACTGTGCCGCTAGATTATAGATTTCATCTACACTTTCGTGTTTTTTAAGTATCTGAATAACACTGTGTGCGTCAGTAATGTCTCCTTGAGCCAGTTCAAAACTTGGATTGTCAAGTATGTGTTTGATTCTGGGTGTGCTGTCCGTACTAGTTCTTCTGATTACACCGACGACATGGTAGCCCTTCTCTAGGAGCAGATCGGATAAATGGCTTCCGTCTTGTCCTGTTACTCCAAAAATAATTGCCTTCATGTGCATCCCTTCCATTTATTAGATTTCCTCAAGTTATCCTCCGCCCAAAGCGGCTGTAAATTCGTGTGGTGGAAGCATATCTTCTGCTGTTCCGCGTCGGTCAGGTCAAATGAATTGCATGGCCTGATGTGATCTATATGCCAGCCCTCATAGCCATAATTGTCCCAACTCATTCCCGATTGCCATTGTTGCTCTAAGTACTTCATTAGCTCCTCAACACTACAGCCTAGATACTCAACAGTTCTCAAAGACTTCTCATTCCCAACACTTTTTAATAGCTTCCTCATTCTGTTTGCTTGTAGCCTATATATCCTTACGGGTGTACGCTTCCTATATTCTCTCTTATATCCCCTGTTGAATTCAAGCTGATATTTAATGAGCTTCTCTCTGTTTTTTTGATAATACGATTGACTATAGCTCTTATCTTCATGATATGCTTCCGAGTAACACGCCCTACATCTTGATTGTTTCCCACTCTTGAGTGAGTTGTCCACAGCAAACTCCTCCATCGCCTTCTCTTCTCCACACTTACTACATTCCTTGGTTCTAGTTTCCATATTATCCCTTAGTTGTCTCTGGTGTTAAGAATGGTTGATCAACAGTCTCGTCACTGAACTTATGATATTCTGATAGCCTCTCCTTTTCCTTCTCCATGGCTAGTCTCATTTTTTCCATCTCTATTCCGTAGGAGCGAGTGACCTCTGGATTACTAATGAGATAAGCCATCCAGCTTGTAAAGTTTTGCTTACTATCTTCTAGTCGCTTGACACGTTGTTCTCGGGTAGCCTTCATTTCTTTGAGCATGGAATTCTTTTTGGTTTGTAGTTCGCGGTAGTCTCTATTCAGGGATTCCTGTGACGCCTTCAGAGAGGCCACCTGACGCTCCATATTAAACAGTGTGTCTGAATCTACCTGATCTCGGTCACGCTGCCTCTCAATGCTTATGAGGGCTTCTAAGGCCGATATCTGCTCTATATTATCCTTATTATATTTTAATCCACGGTTCATGAGCAATTCTAGCTTGATGAGATCGACAACTTGTAATTCTTCGGTTGGAATTACGTCATCTTTGAATTGGGAAATGATTCTTGCCCAGTGATACTGAAAAAGCTTAAGCTCCCCCTCGGTGAATTGCAGCTTGAGTTCTGACCAGTATGGTCTACGAGTAAGATCATAGTAAGCCTTTTCTTCATCTTGTCTGCCACCCAGCCAGCTTGGTGCTGGAAGATCGCCCTTAGCAACCTTTTTCTTAATAAAACCGAGAATACTGTCTGGGTCTCGGTCTAGTTCGATTGCAAGTTGGTTACAATCCAGATCTATGTTCTCTCTAATGAAATTTTCCTCTTCCTTAGAGATTCGGCCCTTCTTCATGGTATCCATGCTCCCCTAAAATGCCCTTAATAATATCAATTATCTCTTCTCGTCGCTGTTTTGTAATATAAACGTCATTAATCATCTTGAGGTAGTCCATCCGCAGGTTTGCAGGAAGGTATGTATTAATAGCATAGATCATTTCCTCGTACTCAATCTTGTCATGAGATGTTTCGTACTTGCCAGCCTCGTCAACGATGCTGTCATCGTAATCTAATTGTGCCGGTTGAGCTACTTTTTGACGCTCTTCATTCTCGTTCCCAATAAAGTGATTGTCCCTTACGAAATTTTTTAGACGATTTGACAAATTTACACTCAGGAAGTTTTCCAAAGGGCGTTCTTCATCATATCTGTTAAGGGCTTCCATACAAATTATGAAAGATTCTTGTTTTATGTCTTCAACTGTGTATCCGTAAAATGTATATCTGGGTGCAATCCTATTACAAACAACTTTTATCTGATCCACGACCTGTTGTTCAGTCATACCTTTCGGTGTTTTCATGTTAATCTTCCTCCCAATTTAGACTCCTCCATTTCTTTCCGTCGTATCCTTCAAATTTTTCAGTTATTTCATTAAATATAATGGTTCCCTTTTTAGATCTTGTAGGTCTTTTTC